CTGTAATATTGGACAACCGAGCGTAAATGCTCAACGTCGGATTTGAAGGAGTGTCTTCCATCGCCGATCGTGGCGGGGTCACACTTTCCAATCTCACATCCACATACGAATCAACCGCAGCTTTAGTTAGCGGGAGCATCGCGTGGTGGTAAAAGAATGGAATAGTGAGTTCAGCTTCCTCATCTTGTCCGATATCAAACTGGACGTGGGGGCGCTGACTCATCAAACCGATGTGGTGAGATTTGGCAATCGAGCCTTTCTCATTTTGGTAATCCAGAATCGCGGGGTTGTACATGTAAGAAGCAATAAACCGGCCATAGTCAAACTTTGTGCCGGAAACAGCAAATCGCACGACAATATCAAACGCGAAAGCATGGTAAGATGCGAATCGTTGAGCAATCGCCGACGTCTCCATAATCTCTGTCAGAGGTTGGAACGACAGCGAAATAAACGTATCACTAGTCATGGTGGTGGTGGAAATGAAAATCTCACGTTCGACATAACTCGGTAAATCTTTCTCCGAGTCAATCGTTCGACGCGTGGTGGGGTCGCGTTCATACGCTCTGTCCCCGACGTCTTGTGAGGGAGCATCAGGCTCCACTATTTCACGAACGCCAACCTCTTCCGAGGCTGGCATTTCATCTCCGTCTTGAAATTCTAAAACGCGCCGGTACTTCGTCCCGTCGCGCATGGTCATGATCTCAATGTAGTCTTCATACTCCAAGTCAAGGACGGGTGGTACTACCCACTCTTCTCTGGCAAACAACTCGCGATGAGCTGCGGTTAGGAGTTTGTAGAATTGATAGCCATGAAGGCATGCTTCTCGAGCACTGGAATTAACTATATCAATCATACACTGATGCATGCTCTGATTCTTCCGACACATGACCAATGGTCTAGTTAGGGATGTCATATCGAGCTTGCCCACCCTACGACCTAAGTCTGGATGGAACCATGATTCGCGCTTGAGAAAGCGCACGTCAGAGCGGTTAATGAACGTAATCGTACCCGCTTTGGAGTCCGGTGTAGCCCACATGCCGCCATCGACGTAGAATTTCGTGAAACGATCAACATCAAACACGCGTTCGCAAGTCTTCTTAAAGGCGAAAGTGTTGTCGTCTCCCAAAGCGGCCATGACCAATTCCTCTCGGATATCGTCAACGTCTCCCCATTGGTCGACGCAGGCCGCTATAAGCATTAGGATTGTTTTAATACTACCTCCTTGTGCTGTAGGAGGCACTCCAGAGGGCCACAGGCTGTTCATCCAGACAATGGGTCCACCGAAGTTAAC